ATATGGAAGTGGTCCAGTTTCAATAACCAACCTAGTATCAAATACTGGTGTAGTTGCTAATGATACTACAGGTGTCGGTACTGCTAGAACTCAACTTGCAGCCGCAGGATATGGCGGTGATAAAGCTATATTTGGATATGGATCCGCTAGTGGTTATGTATCAATAACCAATCTAGTATCAAACACTGGTGTAGTTGGTAATGATGTTACAGGCGTCGGTACTGCTAGAGGATCACCTGCAGCCGCAACATATGGTACTGATAAAGCTATATTTGGATATGGTTACACCAGTGTCACATGGACCGCAATAACCAACCTAGTATCAAACACAGGTGTAGTTGCTAGTGATACTGCTGGTGTTGGTACTGCTAGATATGGATTGGCAGCCGCAGCCTACGGTTAAACAACAATTTACCATAATCATTGCTAATCAAATCATTCTATGTTATAATAGCTAAATGATTAAGTTAACAGTACCATTACCCAAAAGTATCACAATCGCATTCAGTGGCGGTGTTGACTCTTGCGCTATCGTTGACTTTCTAAGTCGTAAACATAATGTCTCTTGCGCTTACTTTCATCACGGTACTACACATGGTAATAAATCACTAGAGTTTGTATCTAACTTCTGCGAAAATAGAAATATACCATTATATCTAGGTGTGCTAAATCGTGATAAACCTAAATCAATGAGTCAAGAAGAATTCTGGAGAGAAGAACGATATCAATATTTCGCTACTCTCGGTCCAGTTATTACTGCTCATCACTTGGATGACTGCGTAGAAACATATATCTGGTCAAGTCTTCATGGTACACCCAAAGTCATTCCATTAACAAGAGACAATGTATTAAGACCATTTCTAACTACAAGAAAAGAAGATTTCATATATTGGTGCGAAAGTCATAACATTGAATGGTGTGAGGATAACTCTAATAAAAATAACAAATATATCCGCAATTACATTCGCAATGAACTAATGCCACACGCATTACGAGTTAACCCAGGTTTACATACTTTGGTCAAAAAGATCGTAGAAGGTAAAAAAATACTTGACTTCTCTACACAACTCAAGTATACTAACTAATTATTTAAGGAGAAACTATGTCGGATTATAACAGAACGTTTAATGGTGAGGCAAAAATTAAGCTTACCCAAATCGTAAATGAAGGGATGCATGTACTACATGAAATTGATACATTGAATGGTGGATTAAATGACACTATTAAAGCGGTGGCTGATGAGCTGGAAATTAAAGCTAGTACATTAAAGAAAGCAATTAAAATTGCACACAAGGCATCATTAGGTCAGACTAACAAGGATCACGATGAACTCAATACAATCCTAGAAACTGTGGGAAAAACGCTTTGAGTTATGTGGATGCTATTCATAGTAAAGACGAAGACCGTATCTATGTAGTAGAACGATCTCCTGAGGGTAAACGATTGTATAAAGAATACCCTACTAACTATGTATTGTATTATCCTGATAACAAAGGTAAACATCGTAGTATCTATGGTGATCCAGTCAGTCGTTTTAGCACACGCAAACGACAAGAGTTTGAAAAAGAAAGACGCATCCACTCAAATAAAAAACTATTTGAGAGTGATGTGCCAGTAGTCTTCCGTTGTCTAAGTGAAAACTATCTTAAGGTTGATGCACCTAAACTTCATACTTGCTTCTTTGACATTGAGGTGGACTTTGATCCTGAAAAGGGTTTTAGTCCTACTAGTGATCCATTCAATCCTGTTACAGCTATCAGTTGTTACTTAGATTGGCTAGATCAATGCATTACATTAGTGATTGCTCCGAAACATATGAGCAGTGAAACAGCCCAAGAAATCACTAATGAGTTTGAAAACACAATGCTTTTCAAATCAGAGAAAGAAATGTTTGACGTTTTCTTTCAATTAATAGATGATGCCGATGTATTAACTGGGTGGAACTCAGAAGGCTATGATATACCCTATATGGTCAATCGTGTTACTAGAGTGATGAGTAAAGATGACACACGCAAGTTTTGCTTGATGGGTCAATTACCTAAAGCTAGAGAATATGAACGATTCGGTAAGAGTGAAACAACTTATGACTTGGTAGGTCGTATTCACTTAGACTATCTACAATTATACAAAAAGTATAACTATGAATCACGCCATAGTTATAAACTAGACAGTATCGGTGAGATGGAAGTAGGTGAAAACAAAACACAATATGAAGGTACTCTTGACCAACTGTATAACAAAGACTTTAAGAAGTTTATTGAATACAACAGACAAGATACAATGTTGTTGGTGAAGATTCACAACAAACTTAAGTTTTTAGAATTAGCTAATCAACTTGCACATGAGAACACAGTATTATTACCGACAGTAATGGGTTCTGTAGCAATGATTGAGATGGCAATTTTTAATGAAGCACATGAACGTGGCTTAGTAGTACCAGATAAAAAACGAAAGGTTGAAAATGAAGAAGATGTCCAGCAGGCAGCAGGTGCCTTTGTTGCTACGCCGAAAAGAGGCATGCATGAATATGTCGGAGCAGTTGACATTAACTCACTCTATCCCTCGGTTATTCGTGCCCTCAACATGGCAGGTGAAACCATCGTTGCTCAGGTCAGACAAACAATCACTGACCAATATATGCAAGACAAAGGCGTGCGATTAGCAAGTGAAAAGAAACGTCACAAAGAAGGTGATGACGCAGTTACAGGAAGTATTCTCTGGGAGAATCTGTTTGGTGCATTAGAGTATACTGCTATTATGAACCAAGAACGTGGTACAATTCTTACTATTGACTTTGAAGATGGTCGTAGTGTAGAAATGAGTGCGGCAGAAATCTGGAAGATGATATTTGATAGTCATAAGCCTTGGATGTTAAGTGCTAATGGCACAATCTTTACTTATGAAAAAGAAGGTGTTGTTCCCGGTCTACTTACACGCTGGTATACAGAACGTAAAGTTATTCAGAAACAAGCTAAAGAAGCATATGGTACTGATATGTATGATTACTACGACAAACGACAACTTGTTCGTAAGATTTTACTTAACTCAGCATATGGTGCATTGTTAAATGAACATTGTCGTTTTTATGATAAACGTATAGGTCAATCAGTAACACTATCTGGTCGACAAATTGTTAAGCATATGATGAGTACTATCAATGAAACAGTTGAAGGTATCTATTCGCATGAAGGTAATGCTATTGTGTATGGTGATACTGACAGTTGTTATTTTACAGCTTATCCAACACTAAAGCCACAGATTGAATCTGGTGCATTAGAGTGGAATAAAGAAACCTGTATCGGTTTATATGATGGTATTGCTGAACAAGCAAATGAAAGTTTCCCATCATTCATGGAACGTGCTTTTCATGCTCCAAGAAAGAACGGGGAGATTATCAAAGCTGGTCGTGAATTGATTGGTGATCGTAGTATCTTTATTACTAAAAAACGTTATGCTATCAATATTTTTGATAAAGAGGGCAAACGTAAAGATAAAGATGGAGTAGCAGGTGATATCAAGGCAATGGGTCTTGATTTAAAACGTGCAGACACACCTAAGTATGTACAAGAGTTTTTAATGAATGTACTACAAATGGTTTTACAACAAGGTAAAGGTCGTGATGATGTGATTGAAGCCGTAAAGGATTTCAAACGTATCTTAACTGCACAAGATAGTTGGACTAAAGGTTCACCTAAAGGCGTAAACAAACTTACGATGTATGGTGATTTAGAAGCAAAAAGTAGTACAGGTCGTGCTAATATGCCCGGTCACGTTAGAGCGGCATTGAACTACAATTATTTACGCAAAGTAAATGGAGACAACTATAGTCAAAAGATTATTGATGGTATGAAGGTTGTTGTATGTAAACTTAAAAGTAATCCATTAGGATTTACATCAATAGCTTATCCTGTTGATGAATTAAGATTACCACAATGGTTTACTGAGTTACCATTTGATGATCAGGCTATGGAACAAACGTTAGTAGATGAGAAGATTGATAATTTATTGGGTGTATTAGATTGGGATATTCGTAGCAATACAGATACTAACAGTACATTTGATGATTTATTCAGTTTCGGTTAAATTGGTGTTGCTATTCGCAATATATTCCGTTATAATACACATTATAACTACCTAAATAGTTTAAACAAAGGAAAAAACATGAAAGATAATTTACAAGATTTAATTCAATATACACATGGCTTAGGCTGTATTGATTTAATTAAAGTCAGTGGTACTGACACAGAGACGACACTAAATGCTATTGCAGAAGATAAAAGTGTAATTGTTAGTGGTGCATTTAAAAATCCTAACGCAGAGTTTATTGGTACTTTTGGTATGCCTAACTTAGGCAAGCTAAAAACAATTTTAAGCTTTGAAGATTATGATGAACATGCTAAAATCAATGTTGTTCGTGGAACACGTGATGACCCAAATGCTCCTGCTAATATTCACTTTGAAACAAAAGCAGGTGATTTCATTAACGATTATCGTTTAATGGGAAAAGCTATTGTTGAAGAAAAAGTCAAATCAGTTACATTTAAAGGTGCTACTTGGAATGTAGAATTTGAACCTTCTATTGCTGGCATTCAACGATTGAAACGTCAAGCAAGTGCTAATAGTGAAGAAAAGAACTTTACTACTAAAACAGAAAACGGTGACTTGAAGATTTTCTTTGGAGACCCGTCAACTCACAGTGGTAACTTTGTGTTTCAACCAGGTGTTACTGGTTCATTAGCTAAAGCATGGATGTGGCCTGTTAAAGAATTTCTAAGTATTATGGATCTTCCAGGTGACAAAACTGTTCGTATTTCTGATGCAGGAGCGGCAGAGGTTACAGTTGATAGTGGTCTTGCAACATATCGTTACTTACTCCCAGCACAAGCAAAATGATTAAAAGTTTAAGTACTAGCAGTCCTTTTCTAACAGTATCAGGTGGCAATCCTGGATCTACTTATATAGGTAACTATAGCAATAGTCCTGGTGTGGGTAATATGCGATATAACCCCAATAATCAGAATGTAGAAGTGTATGACGGTAGTACTTGGATTATTCTTTCAGCACATCATGCTAGTATAAACTTAAATGATGAAACAGTTAGATTGTTAGAGTGGGCTAAAAAGAAAATGCTAGAAGAAGCCGAGCGCAACAAATTAGCAGAAACAAATCCCACTATTAAAGATTTGATGGAACAAATCAGAGACAAAGAAGAACAAGTTCGTATTGTTCAAACATTGATTAAAGAAGAAGTAAGAGTTTAATGGAACAAGATAATCTATCAGCAAAGCAAAGCCCTGATTGGGCATTGTTTTTACCCGCAGTCAGTAGTTTTTATATTTCTGGTTTAGGTAAGCAACGTAAGGGTGAACAATATTTTGACCCTGCACGTATCCCTGCAAAATTTAACGGTGATGTAGAGAAACTAAACTTTCTTAATAGTAAAGAAGGTCTCTATTATTATAAATGGGGACTATACTCTGCTGGTCATGCTAACTTAGATACTACTAAAGACGATGCTAGTGAATCAATCATTAGAGAACGTGAAGAAGGTACATT